TGCAAGTAGTTTAGTTAACTCATCACGCAATCCGCGGGCCTCACCTATAGGAATAACCACATCTCTACCCTGTTTGCCTTCAATCAGGGTTATTTTGTCCACAAATCGCTTAATATGTATCATTAGTTATTTATCATGCTTTTTGCTTCATCTTCTGTTTTATACGGACCCTGATATGGATAACGTTGAATAAAGATATATTTAGGGCAAAATATTGTTGTTTTTTCACTTCCCTGTTGTATTACAAACCATCCTGCGGCATGATAACACTTGCTTTTAGCGCCTGTTGTAAACAAATGCAATTTACGTTTAATATCTAACATACTATTAAACACTTTGCCTGTTGTGGGATATACCTTAAAGGGTAAATCGTGTTTAGTTTTATCTGCTTTTTGTACAGTTTCAAACTCAATATTTGTCTTACGTTTAATAGCAGTAGTGTTTTTATAATGGCTTTTATTACCATTCAATTTAACTTCAAAGCCAGATCCATCAGCTAATACATTGCCAACTTTTTCTTTACCATCTGTAACAATCCAAAATTGATTTTTAACTACGGGTTTTGCAATTAGTGTTTTAGTCATTTTTATTCCTCTGTGTAAGTATAACATCATTAAATGTATTTGTCAATCTTTGTACCCAAACTATATAGATATTGGTACTCCTGGTATTCTCTTGTGAGTTTTAACGATTCATATCGTTTAACTTCCTGTATGCTTTCTAAAAACAGTCTATTTTGATCCAAACGTTTGTCTGATTGTATACTTAATATTTTATCTTTTTCCCGATTATCATCCCTTTTAATATCATTTTTCTTTGTTGTTTCAATGATATCTTTTAGCATATTATACCGTAAGGTATAATTAAGTAAGGGAGTGGGTGCGGACACGGTGCTCACGTGAATAACCTTATATCTTTATGTTTAACAATTAAAACGTTATATACTACATTTTTGTATTTGATGGGCAAGTCTAAATGCACACTAATTCTAGGACCTTCAATTTCATTAATTAATGTGTCATTGCCCACTGTACCGACAAAGGGAATTTTATTCCATTTACCAATAACACGGTCACCGATACTGTATTTACCTGAGTATCGGTTAGCTTTGAAATATTCTGCTAGGGTTGGCATTATAACATAAACTGTTTAAGTACACTATGTGCTAAAGACAAATCCTCTACTAGTGGTTCATCTAGCATTTTACGATATTCTACAATGATTTCCATAGCATATGTTTGATCCTCATCATCTAATGTATTCCACCACTCATATAATTCATCTGGTGTTTTGTTTAAAATATATTGTAAATTTTTATAATCTCTTGTCATTATTCAACTCCAAAATGTTGTTTAATCAAATCCGAAGCAAGGAATGGTTCCGCAGTATCAGCAATATCAGCACATTTCCGAACAATCAATTCGGCGAACTTTTCTGAATTATCAACGTTCATCCATTTACCACTTACGTCGGTCCCTACTTGTTCAATCAATTCTTTAATTCGGTTATTCATTTTTCTTGGTCAGCCAATGTTGTGAAAAAGGTTTTAACTTTGGTATCATTATCCCATGATGTAGTATAATCATTATCTTTATCAGATAAAGCAATAGCCTCATCATACGTAAGTACACGATGGCTTACAATCTGTTCACCCAAATACTCTTGGCTAAACTCTTTTGCTTCTTCCATTGTTACTGTATCTAACGCCCACAATGATTTGTCTTTACCATAGTTGTCAGTACCTTTGGGCACTTCAACCATATAACGATTTCTAAATGTACTAACACATTCTACTAACACCCATTCTGTTTCTTGTTCACTTAACATAAAACTTCCATCTCCGTTATCTTTCCAAATTAATGAATCGCCCTCACGCCATCCTACCTGCTCTAACACTTCGGGCGGAAACTCCAATATCATGTCTGATGTAATTGGATCTTCTTGTAAATCAACAGTCCATACTTTTTAATCATTTTACTAAACTTCCTGTATATGGTGAATTTAACCATGCCGCATACGAATCCGCTTGTGAACTAAGCTTGACCAAATCATACCGACCGCAGAATTTCATAAAATGAATTCCTACGTGAGGTGTAGTCTCAACTCGTACACTTTCACGGATACGTTGATCCACAGCATCTTTGATTTCTTGGGGTTGTGCTGTCAAATCTATCAAGCCTCGGTTTCTTTCAAATGCGTCCCTAACTCGTATTTCATTGCCCTCATGGTCAATCCAGCGAGAAAGCATAAAATTATTGTGGTTGTAGCCCATCTTATGACGATCTTGAAACGCTTCAAGAATGCCAACTTTATTCTTAGTGCCCTTTTCTCTGGCTCCAGGATAGGCCGCAAAAATATTATCGCCAGGATCCCCCCGGCATAGCTTGCGAAAAAGTATATACTCAGGATCTTCTAGTAGTTTTGGTTCTTTAGTTTTCTTATCAATGACTGGCTTACCATTTTCTTTGAGATAGCCACGCAACGTTACTAACTCGTTAGTCACTCCATTAACCTGCGAAACTTTTTCGGTTATTAATTGGTGATAGTCGCTATCTGTACTCAGTATGTAGTGTGTGTCTTCCGGATGCAAGTGGATGAATCTTGCAATCATGTCATCTGCTTCAGCACGTTCATGTCGCAGGACGCTTACGTTGGTCCTCTCACGAATGTAGGTTGTAAATTTTTCGTAAGTTTCCCAAAACATTTTTGACTCTTCGGCCTCTTCCTCAGTAATAGACATAGCATCAACTACACGATTCTTTTTATATGGAGCATACATGTCCTTACGAAAGCTCCTACCCTCGAGACAAAACACCACGTGGTCAATACCAAACCGTTTTACTGCTTGATTGACACTTGCTAATGTCAGATGAAGGGCCATGCCTATCTTCTCCTCAGTTGTACTATTGCGTGACGCAACATGTCTTGCTCTGAAAAAAGTATTTGCGGTATCAATTAGTGCGTATTTTTGTGTCATGTGTCTATTATATACTCCTATTTAGTTTTTGTCAAATTATAAGGCACAAATCTTGTCTGCATAGTCAGTATTTGGTAATTGCATCAATGCATCAACTACGTTAATTTGATTACCCAATCGATTGACATATACATAACTACCTCTGGAACCAGTAACTATCCCCCCTTTACTCAGATAATCCTGATAGATAATTTCTACAACTGCCAACAATGCATTATCTTGCCCAGAAGGCTTCCAGTTTTCATTAGTCAATGCCTCCATTTTATTCATAGCTTTTACTGTAGCAGTCTTGGCACCTTCTAGTGATCCAAAGACCGTATCAATAATGTAATGATAATCATTCATTTGAGATTTAGTGATGTTCGGTAATTGGTCAAAGATGTTACCGTAAAAACCAAACATACCCGAACTTCTCTTATCCTGAGGCCAATGATTGTAATTTTCTCCTAGAATATATTTTAACCTATCAATATTTTTATTGCTAGCAATTGCATTGATATGAGTGATAGCTTCTTTGATCTTAGTGTCCTTATGTTTTTTAACTAGCGGTACACTATGTCCATCATTCAAACATGCCGAAACTTGTTCAAGTGCCAATTTATCTTCGTGTTTAGCATACTTGGGAAACAATCGTGCAATAGAACTCTTGCAACGCAAATGTTCAATCTCTCCCCATTCAAGCTGGGCCCCGCCGTTAATTTCTAATGCAATACGTAATGGGAAACTTGCATCGTCGGTAGTCCATACCATTGTTGGTACTGGGAACTCTCTCCAGTTCTCCGGATCCCATCCTTTAATATTACCTGCTCTGATATTAACATATAGGGCCAGTAAATGATGGAATCCATCTACTGTAATTAAATGATTATTCCAGCTGTGTTTTACTGCATAAACTGTAGTGAACGAACTAAATCTAAAGTGCTGGGCAATCTTTAACAAGTTAGCAGTGTCAACTAGACGTTGAACCAATTCAAGCCAATAGTGATCTCCCAATTTAGTTTCACATGCTTTACCTATGTTTGCCGGATCATAGTTAGGGTCTTTATTAGCAACATTATTTGCTTTACTAGTTTTCAAGGCATTCTTGAGTAGAGTATTATTCATCAACTCATCTCCCTTGTCGGAAATACTAAATTTCTTAAATTCGTTGAGCAATTTAGTAAAGACATTATCAATCTTACTCAAGGTAGATTGGCCTTTGCGTGGTGTAAATATGCGTTTCTTTTGTGCCATGATATTTCCTTGTGTGTGAATTATTTTTTACGATTGAAGTTTTTTCTTGCGTTATCAATTAACATCTTTTGAAAGTTTTTAACCATTTCGTTGATATCAATTTTTTGAGTTACTGCTGTTAAGTTTTTTGGTCCTGATATTTCAATGATATGATTAGATGCCACTACAATATCAATCTGTTTGTCTTTTTGCACTGTATTATGAACTGCGATATTTTTTGGAATGATAAACGAACCATCTTTCATTATAACTAAAATAACATCACAAATTTCATCAGGTCTAATTTTACGTTTGGATCGTAGACTACATAACTTTACTGAAAAAATGTCTTTCAGTTTGCCTCGCCTATCGTACATTGTGTTGTTGAGTAGTGACTTACACTCTAGTGTAAGTTTTCGTTTTGGCATGGGTCCATCAAAACGATCCCATCTAAAGTCTTTGTGATTTTCACCTACGAACACTAGCTGGTCATCTTGTTCCCCAATAACATCTTCTATCAATCCTCCACGTAAAAAATTGTATTGATTCCCTTTAATTTTGCCTACATGATTCAATGCAAAATCAATAATAAAGTCCCACTCAAATGACTTTAACGTTGAAATTACATTAGCATCAATTGCTTGAATATTTGCCATTGCTCTCCCTGAGTTAAGTTGATAAGTCTCTATTGTATAGCCACATCCATTTAATGTCAAATTTTTCTGGTTTATTCAAACACAAACAAGTCACTATGTGCCATTGTTGTAGTAGCGTCATATGAATAATATGCGTGTGAAGTTGTATTTTTGAAAACATAGGTTAAATCAAATCTATTCAATTTCTTTTTATAGTTCTTAAAAGGGCTATCAATGCCCAAATGATCCACTAAGTCAAAACCCATATCTTCATGTAACTGGATAGTACGTTCTACTATATTTTCGCATCGTCCATTCATTACGTTATAACAGCTTAAACCGTCTTTTTTAAGTATAGATAGATTGCGGGTAATCATTGGTATATACCAATTATCCATCCAGCTATTATATTCAGAGTATTTCTGATAACTTTGATTACTATTTGATGCGTAAATTTCTATGTCAAAATAGGGAGGACTAGTCAATACAATATCAACCTTCTCAACAGATTCCAAATCTAAATCCTCATAGGGAATATTGTAAAGTGTCACCTTATCTTCAATATTTAAGAATGTAACCATTCTCATTAGATTGTTATAAGTTTCTACATTGGGTTCACATCCTACATATTTCCATCCGGAAGCTACTGTACCTAGTAATCTACCTCCCCAACCAGCACAAGGATCAAATAGAATTCCTTCTGTTTTTTGTGTTGATAGGATTATTTGTTTAGACAAGTGAGGTCTATAAAAGCTAGGATTGTGCATTCCCGATGCCATATAAACTGCTCTACGTATCCATGACAGATACAATGCAGACATTTTTGATAGACCCCACAATCTAACTTTATCCATTAGTACAGGGTCATTCCATGATTTTACAAATGACTTTCCCTTTTTTGTTTCAATATCAAAAAAATTACTACAAAAATGTTGACACAGTTTTAGACCGGGTTTATATTGTGATCCAGTCTTAAAGACTGTTTCATTTTTTAACCAGTTCCAATCTTTCAATAGTTCTTTATCAGTATAGTTATAATGAAATTCAACCTTCATTAGATCCTGTGTTGTAATATCTTGCGGTAATGTTTTTTTTGATTTAGTTGCCATTATTTTTAATCCATTTTTTCTTTCTATTCTCTGTTTTTGTAATCAATTTAGAATAGAAAGAAACTGCTTCTTGACCCAAACGATGAAGCCATTGTTCTTTTGTCAATGTTGTACGTGGAGATTCAAAAAAATTAACCATGTTTTTAATTTGCAATTGACCCACTCCCAAGTTCTGAATACTGAGATGTTCCCAATTTAATTCGTACACATCCAGTACAATGATATCTATAATTTTTTTCTCAATACTATCATATTTAACAAAATTATAGATAAGTGGTTTATTTAATGTACGCAATCTATCAATGCTAATCAAGTTAGGCATTTTGAATTTCAATGCTACATCACTAGTCTTATGGTCAACATAACAATCATTAACTGTTATGTCCTCAATACTTCTGCGACTTGTGGCAGGAACCACATTGGGAAATACTTCCGTAAGAATATTATTACATTCTAGTTCTATCTTATCTGCTATGCCACGTTGCTGTAAATGATTGGATTCGGGAAAAGCCAATTTTTCAGACAAACATTTCTGAATTTCTTCTTTAAGTTGTTGCATGTGATTTCCTATCATATAAAGATATAGTATAACACATTACCCGATTATTGTCAATTTTTATTTTGTTGCATTAAAACAACACCTTTTCAACTTACCTCAGTGCGGCCATTGCCGAGGTCCTTAGTACGGATTACTCTGGAATCACGGTTTTCCGGATCTGCAACCTGCTGTTCATACATCTCTAAGGCTACATTGCGACATACTGTTTGAAACCAACGATCCACAATGATAACATCAGTATCATCATCACGTTGTTTATACCCCGCTCTAATTAAATTCAATACAAACTTGTCATTAAAATCTAAATCAAATGCACCATCATTAATATTCTCAGGATTGATTTCTACTTTAGTAATAGCAATGTAGGGTTCACCTGCCGCTGTTGCTTTTTCTTTTTCAGTAAGTTCGGGTGTTGGGGGCTTTTGTTGTTTAGGCTTAGGCTCTTTCTTAACAACAGGCTCAACCTCTTGCTTTTTGAATAAGTTTTTTAATTTTTCAAACATTTGTATCTTTCGTATAATTTAAAGCTGGCAAGATTCTTTGCCTTTGATTCACACATCATATCAAAGTTATCTAAGAATGTCAATGCCCAATCATTCACCGCATCATTCCAATAGTAATCACTATGTGCCCGAAGCTTCTGTTTACTATGTCCTGCTTCAATCAACGCACCATGAGAGGGTAACTGTGATCCGGGATGGCCGACAAGTACATCTTCACGACTGACGGAGTAATGGAGAGTAGGGCGAACGCCACGCCAACTATCCCTAACCATTTTAACACGGTCGTCAGTAGGTTGAATATATTCACCCTCTCTAATCCAATTATGGTGAATGTCCATGACCGTAGGTACGAGGTCAGATAATGATAAGCAGTCTGTAAGTCCATGTGTGTATTCCTCATTTTCTAGTGTTAGTGTGTTTCTCGCTTCGGGGCTGAGTCTTCCGTAGACATCTCTGATTCCTTGTGGGCCTCTACGCCCAGATATGTGTATATTAATCTTAAAATCCTGGAAATTTCTACCGAACCCCATCCATCTGGCCATATCTGCATGATATTCAAATTCTTCTATACTCTTATTTACTACCTCGTCACGGTCACTCGCTAAAACTACAAACTGGTCTGGGTGAAATGACAAACGAACATCGTTGGCCCTAGCTGTTTCACCAATGGGTGCCATCCAACGTTCTAAGCTGTTCTGTACATCCGTACTATGCCAAAATTCTTTGTACCCATCCATTGTATAGAAACTGAGCATATCGCTAGTAAGACGAACCATACGCAATTCGGGTTCTAATGTAGCAACACGCTTAACAAGTGCATGAGTGTTCATAATGTTACGTTTAGCAACATCCATAATCTTTTCTTCTACTACATTGCGGCTATTACGCTTTGCCCATGCTTGTGTAGTGCCACCGGTGTTAAGGCCTTCGGCTGAAACTATCTCACCTTTGTGATTGATTTCTGCCCACTTGCAAGCAAAGCCGATGCGTTTGATAGATTGATTTGTCAAAGTAATAGTCCAAAGTGATAAATAATAGATATAGTGTAGCATACCTACGCAATAAAGTCAACTATTTACGGATAACAAAATGAGATTTACTGAAATTATATCTGAGAGTGCAGGAACCAGACTGAAAGACATAGCAAAAATTGCCACCAATATGCAGGATGCTGACTTTTGGTTAATCCGTAAAGGTAGTGATAAGACTGTAGGTAAGCCTGTTAAAGAATTTGATCCTTCAAGGATTGGAGTTAAAGTTGTAAAAACTGATGTTCTTGACCCAAACTATCTGTATTACGCAATGATGAATTTACACAACCAAGGACATTTTGCTCGTATAGCAAATGGAACAACCAATTTAGTTAATATTACTGTAGCTGATATTGCTAATATTCCACTTGGGCAACAAAACGAATCATTAAA